GGCAGAAGGGATTCGGAAATCATTATACTGGAAACAACTTGGCGGCGATCCTCCCGGCACAGATGATGGGAAACTGGAACGGCCAGAAGAAATAGCCAATATGATTTTGGAGGGATAATGAGCATTTACGAAGACGAACAAAAAGACAAGAAATTGCAGAAGATATTAAAACGCATTGACGATTACATTTTTGCGAAGACTGCGAAAATGAAGAATAAAATTCAACGGCAACTATGGAAAATGGGGAAATAAAATGAGCAGATTCATAACTGAGCTTCAAGTAAGGCTAAAAACGGGAAGTGATAGTGTATGGGTGCTGCTTGCCTCATTGGGTTATTACAGTGATATTATTAAACGTGAAATTTGGGTCCCTGTAAAATTTGAAGTCGATGAATCCGTGGCGGCGGACGCTTTGCTTGGTAACAAGAAATTAGATGATGAGCTATTCGAGACTGACTTTGCCAGCGTCCCCAGGATTCCCATCGTCTATACATTATTCGGTGATAGGGCGCACTATGAATCGGTTATACATGATTACTTATACTGCAAGAATAGCGTGCCGATTGTGGAAAGAGAAGTTGCCGACAAGATATTTTTGGAGGCTATGAAACTAAGAGGTAAAGGTTGGTTCGTTCGCAACATGATGTATGTCGGCGTTCGCGCTGGTGGGTGGACAGCCTATCATAAACGTAACGTTCAAGACAAAATTTAAAGGAGAATTTATGAAAAAACTATTTATTGCAATGATGTTTGTTGTTTTCGTATTTGGTTGTACGGGATTGAATGTAAACACAGCCACGAACGTAGCCACGGATACGGCCTTTGTTATGGTGCTTCAAAACAATCCTGATTACAAAGCGCCGGTTATTGACGCATTGAATAAGATCAAAACATTCCTTTCGGGAAAAGTCACCTATGACGATCTTATGCTCGAAATAGCAAAGGTGCTGCCGGATAAATACGCCGTCGTCGCCGTGGTTCTTACGGGATATATTGAAACTGATAAGCCCATTTTTGAAACATACATATCGATGCTGGACAGTTACAAAGCCGGAATTGTAACAAAAATTGACAGGTTAATTTTACTCGCAAGCATTTAAGGATTTGCTATGAGAACAGTTTTAAAAACAGCCCCGACATCCGAGCCGATTTCCTTGGCGGAATTGAAGTTACATTTACGTCTTGATTCCGAAACCCTTGCCGGCAATCTCACTCCTTATACGTCTTTGGCGTCTGGCTCTCATGCCGTTCAGGATAACTATACGGTTCATGTAGGCACCGGAATTGATGTTCTGGGTAAAGAAGCTATTGTGTATTTACGGCCGGTTAATAACGGAACGGGCGGGACGAATGACACAAGGATTGAAGAGTCGGACTCCTTGTCTACGGGGTACGCCGCATGGACCGGCGGAGCGTTTACGCAAGTAACGGAGGCCAATGACACGGTTATTCAAGAGATCCAATATACCGGAACCAAACGGTATATAAGGACAGCTTCAAAGGTTCTTGTCGCCGCGTGCGAGTTCGGAGCCGATGTGATTGTTAATTCAGCAGTAACGGCGGATGACGATAACTTAACTGATCTGATCACCGAAGCGCGGGAGTTGGTTGAGAATATCACACGCCGGCAGTTACTGACCGCCACATGGTACGCCTACCTTGATGAATTTCCCGATGTTAATTTTATTAAATTACCTTTTGGAAATCTGGCAAGCGTGACCTCTGTTAAATACAAGGATTCCGACGGAACCGAAACCACAATGGCTGTGACAACGGATTACCTTGTCGAGACAAACGGCGAAGGGATAGGCAGAATAGTTTTGCCGGATGGCGCGTCATGGCCCACAGATGAACTTTACCCATCAAACCCGATTACGATTGAATTTGTTTGCGGATGGGCGGCAACGGCGAGCGTACCGAAGAATATTAAAAGGGCGGTTAAGTTGGCGGCGGAGGATTCTTATTATCACGGCGACAGGAATGAAATTTTAAGACCGGCAATAATGAATTTACTTACAAATTATCGGCTCTGGGAGGAATTTTGAAAACATCTCCGAGCCAATTTGACAAAAGAATAATTCTTCAATACCCGACAATAGCCAAGGATGCTATGGGCGCGGCGGTCACGACATACAATGATGGCGCAACGGTCTGGGCGAAAAAAACAACTCATCGAAGCGACGAAGCAGTTCAGGCAATGGCGACAACCGGGATACAGGTTCACAATTTCCGGATCCAGTTCCGGACGGACGTAAAAAGCTCATGGAGAATAAAACAGGGGAACGCTTATTTTGCAATTATCGGCCCACCGATTGAAGTAATTGACGGCGTTATGAAGTATCTGGATATCACGGTTAAAGAGGCGAAATGAACAATATTCTGACAGCAATTTATTCTAAGTTCTCCGGATCGGCTTTATCAACAGCAGTTGGCAATAGAATCTATCTTGACCGCGCGCCGGATAATTGTGAACCTCCGTATGTTGTTTACTCAATCGTGTCTGCTGTGCCGGATGATAATTTTAAGACAGACCTTGATGATATTCTTATTCAGTTCTCATTATTTTCCAGCGGAGCAACGGAAATTACCACAATGTACAACGATTTAAAATCGCTGTTCGATGACGTTGCCTTAACCATTACCGGATACACGAACGTAATGACATCAAGACAAAATTTAACGACCTTAACGGATGATATAACCACGGTCAACGGCTTGCAGTCTGTAAAGCATTGGGCCGTTGACTATTTAATAATTGTTGAAAAATAGAAAGGGGGAATATGCCGAAATTATTAACGGACATAACACGCGAGGAGTGGATTTGTTTTAATTGGCTCGAAGCAACAGAGATCGGAAACGAGAGGACATTTATAAACGTTGGCCGCCGGACTCCCGACGAAGCTGCACAGGCCCGGGATGATTGGGACTCAACCATTGACGAAAGAAGTCTTGAGGACGAAAGGACAACTGAATGAAAGCACCTTATATCATAATGGCCCCCGAATACAGGCACAATTCAGCCGGTGTCCGGGCGTTGTATCGACTCAAAGATGAACTGATCAAGCGAGGATATAAAGTTGTTGTCTGCCAGGGCGTGGCGGATGATTGGAAAGCTCCTTACGGCTCAATCGTGGTTTATCCTGAAATCGTTTCCGGAAATCCATTGCAGGGCAAGACGGTTATCCGATGGGTTTTAAATCATCCGGGGCTTTTGGGCGGCGAGAAGGAATACGATAAAAACGAAATCATTTTCACATGGAGTCAACTTTATTATGACGCTCCGGTTTTAACCATTCCTTTGATTGAAGATTTTTTCCGGAATGAGAATTTGCCGCGGTCGGGTGGGTGCTTTTGGGTTGGGAAGGGGCTTGCCAATAGAGAAAAAGATTTTCCTTATGCGGAGGCTAATCCAAACTTAACAGAAATCACCTACGATTGGCCGGCCACCCGCGAAGAGCTGGCAAGACTCTTAAACGAAAAAGAAGTTTTCTATACCTATGACAACAATACAATGCTGATCGCCGAGGCGAAAATGTGCGGATGTAAGGTGGTTGTTATCGGCGAAGAACTTCAAGACGATTACGGAGAGTTTATCAGAGATTGCGAAAGTCAGATTGAGAACTTTATCGCAGTCACTCAAAAGGCTGCGGATAAAGTCAAGGTTTCCTTCGGTGTCCTGATTAATGATTTTCAGAGATATGATATGGTTCTGAAACAGTCAGAACTTGATCCGAGCATTCACTGCCATTACATCAAAGAGCCTGAAACGGCCTGCAAAGGATTAAATAAACTTCTGGACATTATGGAAGGGGAGGGCGCGGATATCGCCGTACTGACTCATCAGGATATGTTTTACCGGAATGGATGGGTTGAATTAATGCAAGATAGAATTTCCAAGCTGCCGGAAAGTTGGGTTGTGGCCGGCGCGGTCGGAAAGGATATGGAAGGGAATATTTGCGGTAAATTTCACGATATGAGGATTCCGCTTCATTTTAATACCGATCATCAATTTCCGGTCCCAGCGTCTTGTTTTGATGAGGCTGTGATTATTGTCAACCTTAAAAAAGGATTTCGGTTCGATGAACGGCTGGAAGGGTTTGACCTGTACGGGACGATGTGTGTTTTGCAGGCGTGGGAGCGCGGGGAGACGGCCTGGATAATAGACGCTTTCTGTGAACATTATTGCACAAGGCCGTTTAGTTGGTTTCCGGATGATGTTTTTGCCAAAAGATATAAATGGCTTTATGACATATACAAGGACGCTCCGAAAATTGATTCAACGGTGTTTGGGGTGCCTAAGGACGAACCGGATATTTTAAAACCGGAAAATATGTTTCCGGCGGCAGCGGCGTAAGGAGATTTTAACGTAATTTAACAATCAGGGTTTCTGAAAGTCCGGCCAGACAGACAGAACGAAATAACATTGAACGGCATAGTAAGGTGCTTACTCACTTTATTGTGCCGTTTTTTGTTGCCCTGAATATAGCGAAGGAAAAACTTTAAGGAGGTTTTTATCATGGGATCAATAGGCGGCAAGTTTGCAAAGGTGATGTACGGCAGTAATGTTGTGGCGGGAATGGGGACTTTCTCCATTACCGGTTTCACGCCCGACATAGTTGAGGATACGGCTTTTGGCGATACTGTTAAAAAGTTCGTCAATGCGGGTATCGGTGATCCTGGCAAGGTTTCTTTTTCCGGAAATTATGATCCGGCAGATACGACCGGTCAGGACGTGCTTCGGGATTTGGCCGCGTCGGGAACGGGCGTTGATTGTCTGTATTTTTACATTTCAACGTCGTGCTTCTTCAGGGTTGCGGCAGGCGGGTTGATCTTTATGACCAAGGCCGATTACCCGACAATCAACAAGTCAGGTTTGGGTACATGTTCTTTTGAAGGACAGGTATCTGCAAAAGCAATGGAAAAAGTAGGAACTTATTCCGCCGCTTAATTTAACCGGCGCTTAATTGCGCTACGCCTACGGGCGGAAAGGACAGGGAAATGCTTTTTGATATTAATGCAGCGCAGGGGGAATGGTTTAATTTTTTCAGTTCCCACATTGACCCCGTAACGGGTGAACCGGTTTACGAAGAGCCTGCAAAGGATGCTCGCGTACAAATACGAAGCATGGCTTCTTTCTTCGAGGAAAGACTGGCAAGCCGCAAAAGGGTTGTCGAGCATATATACAACCCCAAAACACGGCAGATGGAACGGATTTCTTATTACCCGGATTTGTCAGCCGAAGATAGCAAGGCGGAGCGTGAGGATCTTTATGATTTCACAATCCAGGGCATTGAAGGTTTCAAGGATTCCAAAACAGGCAAGGTTATTGACTGTACGCGCGAGAACAAAATCGCATTGATGAAGGTTCCTGTTTTTGATCGATTCGTTGCCCGGTGTCAACAGTTGCTTGCTAGTTCCGGCGTCGAGGTTGAAAAGAAGAAAGAAAAAAACTGATTGACTGGGCGGAATGGGGGCGGGAATACGCCCCTACCTGTCCAGCTTGCAAGGTTTACGGTGATGCGGCGAAATACGGCGAAGATGCTTGCGAAAAATGCAAAGTGATTCTTCTGCCGGAGAATGAAGACGCGGCAAAGATTTATCAGATAGTTCGGGGTCAGATTGTGACCTTGGGCGAAAATGTGATTGACCTTAACCACGTTGCCCTCTGGAACGCGATTGACCGGTATAAGGTGCGTGATCCGGTAAGATGTTTTGAACTGGTCAACATAGTTTTCCACGAGTTTTTGAGTAGGGAAAGAGATGCGAGTTGAAATGAAATCACTTTTTACAAAAGGCAATCATAAATTCAATGAAGACATCTTTCATTGTCCGGCCTTTTGTAGCGCAGGCGGCCTTGAATTTCCGGTAAACATTTTCGGGAATATCTTTGAAAAGTATTGTTTTCATTTAAACCTCCATGTCTCTATTTTCTGGCGGTATGTAAGGAATTCCAAGAATTTCATAAAAATGATGTTCTGTTGTGGGGTGGATTATTCCCGACGGTGTTTCAATTCCGGCTCGTTTGATTTTCATTCCCTGTTTTCGGGCGGCGATAGCGCAATGGATGTTATGATTCCTGCTTCCGGTGCGCCAAATAAGAATAGAAGTGTAACTTTCAGCACCGGCACGGAAGAAATCAACAGGAACGCCCTGAAGCGTGCCACTCATAATATTATCGGCTCCACGGTGGAAAACGACGCCAAAGTTTTGAAGCCCAGAGCGTATTTGTCGAAATCTCTCTGGGGTTGCCAGGCAGACATAATCCATATCGCGGACGGTTTCTTTCCCTCTGCGATAAGAGCCGCAAAGTTCAAATTTGGTGCAATGTTTGGCAAGGATCGGGGCGATGATAATTTGCAAAGGTCTGATTTGTTCGCGGGTAAATCTATCACCGGTGGGAGCTACGGTCGGGAAGTAAGCAACCCTTCTTTTTTTACGATTCCTGTCGGCGGTATAATCAAGGCGTTTAATTTCAAAACCTTCTTGACCGTCCCATTGGTAGCATTGCCCGACCGTTTGTATAATCATGCCCATATCCTTTCTTTAAGGATAACCTATATTATATTTATAATCCTGTCAAGTATTATTTTTAATGGTGTAAGGTGATGAAATCATGGCAGAAATTAAGTTAAATTTTAAGCAATATGACGAGGTAATAAAAAATTCGTGTCTTTCGCGAATGCGCGAAGCGGCAAAATTATTACGGGATGACATGAAAAAGAACTGCCATCGCAATTACAACATTAAACGCCCCCCGTATAAAACCGGCCCCTACGCTGGGAGAACGTGGACATCTCGCGTTTGGCCTACCGATATGAGCATCATGGCAGAAACGATCCGCGTTGTTGAAAAGAAAGGGCCGGGATTACACCAAAGCCCCGATGTTCGTGTTTATGCAGGCAACTGGAAAACGTGGTGGGCTACTCAAATGGAATTTGGACGCGGCGGTTGGAAGGGCGGCGCTCATCCGTTTATGAGGCCATCCATTCAAAAATTAAAAAGCCAAGTCAAGGTTATTTTGGAAAGCGGTAACGCCGAAACGTCAGATAGCGAGGACTATAACAATGGCCGGTAAACCTGTCGGAACGATGTTTGTTGAGTTATCGCTCGATGCGACAAAATATACTGCCGCGCAAAAGAATATCCTTGGAGGTGCTGAAAAAAATTCCGCCGACATCAACAAGGCCTTTAAAACCGTTGGGACGCAAAGCGATGAAATGTATAACGCGATGCGTAAGAATATACAAAATCATCTTGATGCAATCAAAAGGTCACACTTATCAAGCAATGATGAAATCAGGCGAGCGCAAGAGGGTGCAGCCGCCAAAATCAAACAGATCAACGAACAGCAGTTCGGCCACCAAACCACCTTGCTACAAGGGCTGAAAGCAAACTGGATTGCGGCCTCTGTCGCTATCGGCGCGGCAATGGTTGTGATGAACAAGGCGTGGGGTTTGGCAAAGATCGGCGCAGCCTATGAAGAGCAAAAGGGCATTCTTGATAATCTCTCCCGAAAATACAAAACCACTGCCGACGAAATGGTTAAAGCAATGGCGCGGGCCAGTGATGGAATGATTGCCAACGCAGACCTGATGGAAGTTGCTTTGGGCGGCCTCGCTAAAGGAATGCTTCCAGAACAGATGATTAAATTATCAGAAGCCGCTAATCTTCTCGGTGACACAATCAATATGGGTCCGACAGAGGCATTAAAGACGTTAGCCTCCGCCCTTGAATCCGGAAAAATAAAAGGATTGAAGAGTTTCGCAGGAGCCACTATTGACCTGGCCTCGGCCTTTGGGGAGCTTGAATCAAAACTGACTGCGGCAGAAAAAGCGCAGGCAATGTATTTCTTGATGATGCAGCATTATGAAGAACTGCAAAAACAGCAAACCGTAAACATCGATGCGGCCGCCGACAAAATTGACAGGATGGAAGCATCGTATAATAACGCAAAACTTGCCGCCGCGGGATTCTTTAAAACAATTATTGCCGGCGCCTATGATGCTGTTGTTGCGTTGGGCAAGGTTCCCGCTTATGACATTTCGGGAATGGGAGCCAATGACAACACGTTACCCATCAAGGCTAGATCGTCAAGGGTTGCCCTCCCCGCGTTAGAAGGTGACCTTAATGAAGTTGGTTTGGCTTTAATAAAGCGGAGCGCACAAACGCGAAAAGCCACAGGCGAATCATCTAAGGAACTCGAAAACCTTCTTAAATCATGGAAAGAAATGGAAATGACGCTCAACGCCAGAATCGAAGGCGGCGGGATGTCCGAACTTAAAAAAGACCTTATCGCTAACCAGCTTGAAGCCGATAAATTAATTGAGAAATTCGGGAAATTAAAGGGCGCGAAAGAATTAATACAGCAGGCGCAAAACGCACAAGACACCGATGCTATCAAAAAAGCTGAAAAGATTGCACTTGACGCCTTTGAGAAGAGAATAACTGACCAGACGGCACTTGATAAAAAATCTTATGAAGTACGGACCAATGCCGCGGCTGACTTTTTTAAACTCATGTCCGATGAATACGCTTACTCGTCTAATGATTATGAACGTGCCACAAATAAAATACTGGAAATAGAAGCGGAGAAATTCGCAAAGATTGACCAGTGGGGCAGGGACGCTCTCAAAACGGAAAAAGAAATAGAAGATGCAAAATTAAAGATTCACGAAAATTCCATAGAAAAACAAAAAGAACTTGACCGGGAGCTTTTTAAATCCCGGACGCAAGCCATCGGGGATAGTTTCGGACAGCTTCAGAGCGCCTTTACAGATATTGGGAAGATATATAAAAAGGGTTCTGAAGATGCGAAACGGTGGGAAGATGCGGCCAAGGCAATGGAAATTGCTCAAAGAGCCGTGGTTGTCGTTCAGGCGGTCGGGGCCATAGCAACGCAGGGCATGGGTGATCCTTACACGGCTTTTGTCCGTATAGCGGCTATGGCGGCGGCCATGGGTGCATTGCTTGCTTCAATCGGTGAATCGGTTGGAAGCACAAGCGCGGCGGCACCGTCTTATAGCAAATCAACAGTCCTCGGAGCAGCAGACGGCACCGGCAGCGAATCAATATCAAATTCCCTTGAAATGCTCGAAAAGATTTACAGCACCGAAGATACCAAGCTGACGAAGATTTATAACGAAATGCGGTCTCTTAATAACAACATCACCGGACTGGTCACAGCTTATATAAGGACCGGCGGAGTCTCCACAGAGGGGATGAATATCGACCTCAGTTACAAACAGGGTGACGCGCGGAGTGCATGGGATCAAGTGGGCGTGTCCGGACTGGCAAATTTGGGCCTTGAAGATCCGATTACCGCGTGGGTGAGTGACGCCCTTGGCTCTCTGGGCGAATCAATTTTCGGCGGCGGCGAAGAGTCTGTTGTCGATCGGACAGGTCTGTCTCTGGGTAAATTGAGCGCGGCACAGGCACTTGCCGGCAACTCTCTTGATGTTCAGAATTGGGCGCGGGTGCAGACAACCCATTCCGGAGGCATGTTAGGGGATGATTGGACAAGTTACGCTGATTTTTATACAAAGGCAAATTCCAGCGTTACCAGCCTATTTTCCCTTGTTTATAAGAATTTAAGTTCATCCCTGGTCGAGCTTTCAAAACAGTTAGGAACCAACACGCAGGACGTTCTTAATTATGTTTTTGCCGATACAAAAATTAACCTTCAGAATATGTCCAGCGACGAAATAAACAAAGCCATTTCAGAATATATCTCAAATATCTCTGATACCGCCGTGGATAAACT